ACCGGCCATATCAAAATATTCATTTTTATCATTTTTTAAAACATCATCTGGTATTGATAAAAATAGCTTTGCTCTAAAAGTTCTTAAATGTGAAGCAAGCCATCTGGGATATTGTTTAAAATTTCCATTTATTTTTACATCTTCTGGATATTCATAGTATAAATGACTAACATCTTGATATGGATAATGACAATAAGTGCCATATGTTAACCAAATTTCCGGGTTTAAATAAAAAGAATTTAGAGTATTCAAAATATTTTTATTCGGAAGCCAATCGTCAAGATCGACTGTTACTATAATACTTTCTGGATCTGAAAGAGATACAGCTATTTTTGTATTTTCAACTTGATACTTTCTTTCTTTATTTTGATGTACAAGTATTTTATTTGAAAAATTATTTTCATATGATTTTAAAATTTCATAAGTTCCATCATCGCTGTTAGCATCGATACAAATTATTTTAAAATTATCGTATTCTTGGGATAACATGGAGTTAAGAGATTGTGATACCCATTTCGAGCAATTGTACCCGCAGCAAACAAAGGTATAGGAAAGACAAGAATTAAGCATTTAAAAAAAGTTCCTTTTTAAGACTAATGAGTTCTTTAATTTTTTTATAATCTAAACTAACATAATTATTTCGAAGATTTACCATATTTTCGTGTTCGGTATTTTTGTTTATTTCAATTGGATGCCATTGATGATACAAATTATTATTTGACGGATATTTTGCGGCACCGAAATGATTGTACCAGTGAGTGTGAAACTCAATTTTTTGAAATAAACACTCTAATTTAAACCAAAAAAGAGCATCTTCAGGAGCATAACCATAAAATAGTTCATTATCAAATCCACCAACTTCATAAAATAAATTATTAGGAACTAAAATAGATCCTCCTACTGCTCCCGGTATATTTTTTTTAACTTTTAAATAATACTCTTCATCTAAATTTTTTATAACTTTTAATTCACTATTTTGAATATCTCTGGTATCGTCGGAAGATAAATTGAGAACCATTTTATTTGAATATGGTTGTATCCACGTTTTGCAAGATTTTGTAAGATCTTCTAAATTTTTAAAAAATAAATTTGGTGTTAGTAAATCACAGTCATGCAACAGATACCACTCTGATTGTGGGAAACATTTTACAGCACAATTAAATACTAAACTGCGAGAATAAAGATTATTTGTATTTGATTTTTTAAGATCAATAAAACCATAATCTATATTATTTTTTAAACAATATGATCGGTGGGTTGGTTCATAATCATGTTCACATATAATAATATTATAATCTAAAGGGTTGTTTGAATAGTTTATACTATTTTTTAAATATTTTATAGTAGTATGCAGGTAATTTTCTCTGCCTTTAACTCCTACAATAATATTATATTTTTTATTTTGTGTATTAAATAACACTTTTTCATCTAAAACATATTTAAAATTATTATCATAATAATTTAAATATATGGATTTAATTTTATTAAAAATTAAATCTGTTGGATTTTCGCTGATTATCATAATAATTCATACCTACTAAAAAATAATCATCAAAAGAAAAATTTAACAATTTAGCTTTGTTAAAATTATTTTCAATAAATGGCATCATCGAATCATATAAAGTTTGGTTTAATTTATTTATATCAAATAAATCATCATAAAAAATGATGCCACGTTCATCAAATACGTTTTTAATATATTCATGGCCAACGTATATCGGCACCGTTCCAGTCATAAAACAATCTAAAATTTTTTCTGAAAAATATCCAGGCACAATATCGTTTTCTATTGCAAAAGAAAAACAATAATCTTTAAGACCTTCAAGTTTATCCTGTATTGGAAAAATTCCTATCCCATAACAATCTACTTGTGTTTTATATTTTTCATAAATTGATACTCTATAACGCTGCATCGGTGTCATTTGTTTTAAACTTGTAATAAAAGAACAAAATTTAGTTTTTTTATATAAATCTGGTTTTTTTATCCAAGATTGTATTGGACAATTTGCATAAAAAATTGATTCATTGTCTACTAAATTTTTATTAAAAGTTATAGTAATATCTGGTTTTAAATAATTTATTAAATCTCTGTGTTTTATTTGTAATAAATGTTCTGATTCTAATAAGTATAAAATTTTATATTTACTTGTTTCTATTTTTTTGGATTTATCTATGTATACAATTACATCAGCATCATCTAATGTGTTGGTTTTTTCCCAAAAATTGTTTTTAGGTATAAAATTATTCCAAGTGTATGGATCAAACAGAGAAGGGGCAATAAAAGCTTTAATTGTCATATGATAAACCAATTTTTACAATAAATGTCTGACCAATTTTTTGGCATGTGGTCTGCTGAACCAAACCACTTTGATGGTGCTATAACTTTTTTAGAATTGCTTAACCAAGCACCCCACCAACTAAAAGAACTGTTTGCGATTATATGATAGTCGCACAAACTCATTAAACACATATCAACATACTTATTGTTTGTATCAGGAATAACAAAAGGTCTATTTAATGATTTAAACATATCTGAAGCTTTTTCGGTTTCATCACTAAAAATAAATAATAAACAATCTTCTGGTAAATGAGTTAAAGCTTCTTTATAATAATCGATGGAACACACGGGGTGATTTTGTTGTTGATTTACATAATCTCCCATCCTAATGTGTAAAGATATTACTCGGTTTTTTGTAATTGATCTTATATCTTTTTCTTGATTTTCTATATCTGATTTAAATTTAAATTCTTGTAAAATATCTTGACGATATTTTACAAAATATTTTTCACTTTGAAAATATCCGCAAATATCAGTGTCGTCTAATATTCCGAATATTCCAGCATTATAATTAAATTGTTTTTCTATTGCTTTATATTTTACTGGGTAAAAAGAAGAATCTTTTGCTGTTAAATTTAAAAAACAATTTGGTAAAAAAAAGTTTTTAAAGTGAACTTCACCCACATTTGAATATGGAACACCATATTCATAATTATTTGTTTTTGCAATAGCATACAACGTTGCATATTGAAACATTTGATTTCCAAGCAATCCATATGTTCCCAGTCTATTAAATGTAATCATAAGTATGGTGAATTTTTATCCAAAAGTTTTTCATCAGTAAAATGCTGCCATTTATTTGCAGAATCTCTATTATCTGATTGATAAAAAAAAGGATTTATTGGTGTGTATACTTTATTATCAAACTGCAAGGAACCTGCACCAACATCTAATGGTTGTTTCAATTTATGAATGCAATATTTTGCTATGTTTGACATTTGTTGTCTATAATGTTCGGTAATGTACAAAATAGCGTGTGTAGCTAAAATTCCACCAATTTTAAAATAATTTTCATTATATTTTTTTGTTTGATAATTTATATTTCCAGTTGAAATTCCAAGATATATGCAATCGGAATCATTTGGTACATCTATAATTGGATTAAAATTATTTGAAAATTCAGCATCATCTTCTAAAATTAATAAAGGAGTAGAATAAGTTTCATCTTGTAAAATTTGAATGTGAGACGTTCCACACCCCCTAAAATGTGCTATAGATTTATCTGTTCCCGGTGGTGGAGGAATAACCACGCCAGATTTTCTATATGTATTTTTAAATCCAAATTTTTTAAATCTAGATTCCATCAATTCTGCATTTTTTGTTGCCGAATCTAAATTTATCCAAACCACAGGTATTTCACGAAGATCAATGCGCATCAATAGTCCTCAAAGTTATTATAAAGTCTTTTATATAATTGTCAAATATATTTATTTGACTTTACTCTAGAGTTACTTTATATTACATCTTAAAAGATGAATCTAGAGAACCTTAAAGAACTTATTACTAAAGACTCTCAAATAGACTCTACTGAGTTAGGTATAGAGTCTCTTAAGATACCTCAAATACACTCGAAGTATCTTACAATTTTATCAGATGTCAAATTACTTTTGACAAAACAACAAAATGAATTAGCAATTTTAAAATTGCGTAAGTGGAAAATTTTTACTGGTAAAGCTTCCCAAGAAGAATTAAAACTTTGGGACGAAGAGCCTTGTAATTTTACACTTTTAAAAAGTGATGTTGAACAATTTGTAGAAGCAGATCCAAAAGTAATTGAACTTAAATCTAAAGTTGCTGTTAGTGAAGTAAAACTTAGAGTAGTGGAAGAATTTTTAAAAGGACTTAACAACAGAAATTTTATGATAAAGTCTGCCATTGATTGGCAAAAAATGATGAACGGAATCATCTAAATATTATGTGGATATAGATGTTGAATCTATTGATGAAGTAAGATATTACGTAAAAGCAGAAAAAGGAACCAAACAAGAATTGAGAGATTATTTCTCATTCATGGTTCCCGGTGCCCAGTTTATGCCGATGTTTAAACGTCGCATATGGGATGGAAAAATTCGGCTGTATGATATTCTGTCATCTACTCTTCCTAGAGGATTAAAATCTTACTTACAAAAATTTTGCACAGATCGCAAATACACCTTAAATATAAAGGAGAGTAAAAATCCTTTATGCGTAACAGAGGATCAACTTCAGGCTTTCTACGAATCACTGAAGGTTTCCGTTCGCAAAAAACCAGTTCAAATGCATGCACATCAGGTGCAAGCTATTATGCATGGATTGAACAATCATCGTTCTGTGTTGATATCTCCGACTGGTTCTGGAAAAAGTCTTATTATATACGTCTTGGTTCGATATCTACAAAAGGTATTAAATACCGACCGCAAAATATTGATTTTGGTTCCAACAGTTGGCCTCGTCAATCAGATGGAGGCCGATTTTTTTGATTACTCAAGCCAAGACAAGACTTGGTCGTGCAAGAAGTACATTCACAAGATATCTGCTGGCGAAGAAAAAGAAACAAATAAACAGATAGTAGTCTCTACTTGGCAATCAATATACAAATTGCCAAGAGAATGGTTTGACAAGTTTGATGCTATATTTTTTGATGAGTGTCATCAAGCAAAAGCAGAATCAATAAACTTTATTGGCCAAAAACTTACCAAGGCTTGGTTTCGCTGCGGAACTACAGGAACCTTACAACAGACACAAGCACACAGATTAAGTATTGAAGGAATTCTTGGTCCAGCAGTTCAATTCATTCAAACAAAAAACTTAATGAACAAAGGATTGCTTGCTCAACTCGGAATTGATTGTATTCTACTAAAGTATACAGACGAAGAAAAACAATTACTTAAAAAACAAAAATATGCAGATGAGATAAAATGGATCATAAGTAATGATAAGAGAAATGAGTTCATCTGGCAACTGGTCTCCAGAACAAAGGGCAATACGCTTGTACTCTTCAATTATGTTGAAGCGCAAGGGAAGCCTCTCTACGAACTTTGCAAAGAAAAAGCGGGAACACGTAAGGTCTATTTTATCTCAGGAAAAACAGAAGCGCAAGCCAGAGAATACATTCGAAGAATTATTGACACTGAGAAAGATGCCATTTTGGTGGCGAGTTACGGTACAACTAGTGCTGGTATTAATATCGTTAATCTTGATAATATTGTATTCGCCTCTCCTACAAAATCCGTAATTCGTCTACTTCAAAGTATTGGTCGTGGTCTTAGAGTTTCTGAAAAGAAAAAATCACTCAAGGTATTTGATATCGTTGATGATCTTTGTTGGAAGTCTCATAAAAATCACGTATACCGACATTTTGAAGAACGTGTAAAAATATATAAAAAAGAAAAGTTTGATTACAAAGTGCATTCAATGGGTTTTACAGAAACCCAATAAGATAAATATTATGGAAGGGAGGACATTCATATGTCCGATTCACTTCCTGAGAACCCTTTCTCGGGCGTATTAAGAGTTGTTAAGCTAATCACAGGCGAAGAATTAGTTGGCCTTGTAAGCGAACCCACGCCAGAAAAAATTAACATTAAACTTCCAGCAAAAATGGAAAACTATACAGCTAGATCAGAAAATTCTGAAATAGTTGAATATGTTAAATTAACAAATTATTTTGCAAATTTAAGAAACTATGAAGCGGTTGTAAATAAAAATTGTGTTGTTTTTATCGGAGAGCCTTCATTGGAACTTGAAAAAATGTATGAAGTTTACTTCATGACAATGCAAACAGATCCAAAATCAATAGTGGCATCAAACAATGAAACTTCTGAAAATACACAACAAGGATTACACCTTTTAAATGACTTGTTTAATAATGAAGATTTCATATTATTTGTAAATGATCTTATCGACAGTTTTGAAGGGGCTGAAATTTTAATAGAAGACGACGACGAAGAGGCAGAATCGGATATAAGCGATTCTACGCCAGAACCACCAGAACCCCAACCAAAGCCCAAGAAGCGCCGTAAAGTCAAACCAGAGGGCAATAAACTACCTTATAACCCCGAGGCCAATCCCAATAGCGCAGAGGGCTGGTCAGACAACCCTGAAGATTATATAAATTAATTTGAAGGGTTTCCGTAAAGGTTTTGCGGAGCGTCCGGCAACAACGTGTAGAATGAATATTTAAAGGTGCAAGATGCCTTTAAAATATTGGTATCTGGCGAATCAGATTGAAAAATTAAACCTGTTAGTCTTACAGGTATTAAATTTGTAAAACCAACTGTCAAAACAGGATCGTTGCAACCACCATATTTAAATTCACTGCTCATTATTGATAAAGTGGCATCATAATGCCATTGATTATAATCTAAATTATAATCATTTGCGTTTTCAATATTTGTTAAATTTCTCATCCAAGAATATATACTTTTCCAGTTTGTTAAATTTTCATCTACAATAAATTCAACCGATAGAGGTTCATACTGAACAGTCATAGACGGAACAGGAATCGTTGTACCAAATATTGTTGGTTGTGCTTGATCTGGAATAGTAAGCCCCGGAAGATTGGCTTTCTGAACCATCAACTCCAATTTTTTAGTTCCTCTTAAAATTTCAAGTTTATAATAATTGTTGTAAAGAGGATTTAAATTATCTTGGCAATTCAGGGAGGTCATAAAAATATTTATGGAAAAAGAAAAACCTCCCGATTTCTCGGGAGGTTTTCCGGTGTTTTACACACGGTCACCTATTAGATGGTGTTGCCGTGGAGGTTTCTGATTTCAGTCAAACGGTAGTATTGATTCAATCCCTTAGTGAGGGCTTCGCCGTCTGGGGTTGTTCCGTTGAGTACGTATGGGTTAGCAACAACACCGTAACGGGTCTTGAATGCAATGCGTGGTTGGAAAGTGTCAGGATCAACTGCACGTACCATTTGTAGCGGAACGTATGGGCAGTAGAAGAGACCAGCATCATATGGTGACTCGCCCTTATAACCAGCGCAGAAGAAGTTAATTCCGAGCGGGGTGTAAGGATCGATGTAGACGCGAATCTTGCCGTTTAGCAAGCCTGCAAATGTGCTTTGTGTATCATCAACGTTGAGTTGAGGAGCAATTCCAGGGCTGAGGCTCATGAAACCTGACATGGCGAGGGCTGCTGCGGTATCGCTATCGCAGATGACAAAGTTGCCCTTACCACGACGTGTTTCCTTGGCGATTGCGTTGCACTCACGTTCAATTTGGAAAGTGAGGCCACGGAATCTTTCAGCAGACCAACGACCATCTGAATCTGTATTCAAGTCGTATCTACCTGCTGTAGAAAGATCGCTTTGTTGTGAACCAGAGCGCGAAACATAGTAAATTGTGCGAACGATCTCGCGGTTGATTTCAGCAAGAATTTCAGTGCTGAGTAGGTTTGCGAGTTCGGCTTCAGCGTCAAGACCGTGAACAGCCTTGAGGTCTTGTGCCAATTCAATTGTGTAGTTGCTGGACAGAGCGCGTGTACGAGCTTGTACTGCAACACGGTCAATTGAGAAAGCCATTTGATTAAAGGAGCCATAAAGACCAGCAGCTCCATTACCCAAACCTTCACCTGAGCTGGTCAACATACCACGGAATGCGCTAAATTGAGCAGCAGTAAATGAGCGAATTAGGTTTGGGTTGCCTGCTGTTGGACCGCAAGAACCGCAAAGACCATAGCCAGCTGTTGCACCGGCGTAATCTGTTCCGATTGTGTAACCAGAACCACCGAAGTTTGGTTGTGCTTCTTGGAACATAGCTTCTGCATAAGTGCGAGTGTTTCCATATTCAGCACCACCGTAGTTAGCACGCATTGCAAAGATGAGGCCGGTTGGAGCAGTCATTGGCTGAACGCCGCAGATGTCGTAGGCCATCAAGTTTGGCATTGCGCGACGAACCAAGCTGATGAGTACTGGGTCATAACCAGCGACTCCTCCGCTGTTGGTGTAGCTTGTAGGCATGCCGAGATTGTTTGAGGACATGTCTTCTGTGAGGTGTTGAGCGCGAATTGCTTGCTCTTGGTTCTCTAAGAGGACGGCTGTGACCTTTTTACGGTAATCATCTCCGATTGTGGGGAGTGCATCGTGATTGAGCACTGGGTTCCACTTTTCTGTCAAGATGTCATATGGTGTGTTATCTTGAAAATTCATTTTAGTAGTATCTCCTGTGAGTTAAAATTATTTAGTAATTTTTAAAATTACAATTTCTTGTTAAGTTTTGCGATTGCGTTTGCGTATCCATCAACAGTAGATGATTCTGTATCTCTTACTGGTGAGAATGTCATTTCCTCGTTGATATGTTGGGTAACAGGAACAACGGGGGCTACTTGACGAACAAAGTTTTGTGATGCCAAGTAGTTGTTTTTGATTGCTACGAGTTTTTCACGATACTCTTCTGGGCTTCCAAAAGCAACATTTTCCATGAGGTTTTGAAGTCTTGCAACTTGAGTATCGGCAAGGTCTCTTGTTTCGGCAACAAAGATTCCTGCACATTCAGTCAAAGAAAGTTCTTTGCGAATGCTCATTGATTCGTTGATAGCCTTATTGAGTTGTTCTGAGAGTTCACGGTTTTGAGAATACAATTCATCAAGAGCGTTGTACTTCTCGTCAGGAACATCAATGTAGTGATTTTCGAAAAGGTTTTTCAAACCACTGATGAAGTTTTCTGCAATTTGTGTCTTGATACCTTGTTCAACTGCAACAGCATTTTCTTGCATCCATTCTTCAACAACGTAATCTAGATAATCATCAACCTTTTCAACCAGTGTATTTGTTACACCGTCAAGGTAAGATTTTACGTTTTCATCAAGTTGAGCGACGGTTGCTGAAACATGGCTGTTTACACGATCTTGAACAGCAGCTTCAAAAATACCTTCAAGTTGGTTCAAAAGAGAAGATGAAACGTTCTCTTCACCGAGAAGAGCAACTAAAGCAGAACGGAAATGTTCTTTTGCTTGTTCTTCGACTTCAATTGGCTCATCATCTTCTTCTTCCATTTCCTCGTCCATTTCTGGTTCTTCTTGAGGGGGGGCGGACATTGTTGGCATTCCAGAACCCATTGCACCAGCCATTGCAGCTGCGGGCGTTGGAACTTGAGCCTTCAAAAGATTATTTGCGGTTACGTATGGTGTTGGAATAACGTTTCCCTTACCATCTGGTGTATAGGCAAGACCGTTTGCTGGCATTGCAGCACCCATTTGACCCATACCCATATTTTCATTTAATTTGTTTGTTTTTTTCATTTCAATAGATCCTTGAACTTAAATTATTTAGTAAATTTTTAACTTAATAAATTCCTCTAGATTTTCCTTTTTGTAGATATCCCATAGAGGATTGTAGAGCTGCTTGTGTTTTTGCAGGAACTCCTGCAAGACCCTGCAGAGCAGCGTCTGCACCAAATGCCTTTAGAGACCATTCCAGAGGGTCTATGCCGACAGCGGCTAGACCAGGAATTTTACCGGTAAC